GATGTTCAGTTCTCTTCTTGCTTATTTAACGCCGACTAAAGGTTTTCTTATAGCATTAGTTATAATGTTTGGATTTAATATTTGGTGCGGAATGAGGGCTGATGGTGTTTCAATTATACGTTGTAAAAACTTTAAGTGGGATAAGTTTAAAAATGCCTTGGTTGAACTTCTTCTCTATCTTATAATCATTGAAGTAGTCTTCTCCTTTATGAGCTTGATAGGAGACGGTGAGAACTCATTGTTAGTTATTAAGACTATTACGTATGTATTTTCTTATGTATATCTTCAGAACGCATTTAAGAATCTGATTATTGCTTATCCTAGAAACAAAGGGTTTCGTATAATTTACCATGTAATACGTTTTGAATTTAAGCGGGCTACGCCTACACATGTACAAGGAATTATTGATAGAATCGAAAACGAACTAGATAAAGAGGAAAGATATGAAAATATTGATTGATAACGGTCACGGTAGCAATACTCCGGGTAAGTGTTCTCCGGATGGCAGGTTAAGGGAATACTCTTATACCCGTGAAATTGCTGGGCGTGTAGTATTTGAATTGCGTAAATTAGGTATTGATGCGGAACTGGTCGTGAAAGAGGAAATAGATGTTCCTTTGTCAGAACGTTGTAGGCGAGTGAATGAATATAAGACTTCTGAAGCAATTCTTATTTCTATCCATTGCAATGCAGCCGGTAATGGTTCAAATTGGATGCAAGCACGTGGTTGGGAAGCATGGACCAGTGTGGGGCAGACAAAAGCCGATAAGCTGGCTGATTATCTGTATGGGGCTGCTGAAGAATGCTTGTCTGGAATGAAGATACGGAAAGATATGGCAGATGGCGATCCTGATAAGGAGAGTAGTTTTTATATCTTGAAGCATACGAAGTGTCCGGCTGTTCTGACAGAAAATTTGTTTCAGGATAACAGGGAAGATGTGGATTTCCTGCTGTCAGAGGAGGGGAAACGGACTATTGTTTCTCTTCATGTGAAAGGTATTTGTAAATATCTAGGCGTATGAAGTCTCTTCCGTGGATATTAGTTTGTCTATTGTTTGGTGTGATTGTGTGGATACGTTGCCATCCACACAATTCACCAACGGTGTACATTAAGGGAGATACTGTACATATTCGGGACACAGTAAGAGACACAATACCCCAACCGGTGAAAGAAACTCCGAAACGTATCGATACGGTATATTTACCTATCTTGATAGATACTACGACTGACAGAACCGTAGAAAGTGATTCAATTTCGGTACTTATACCGATAACAAGCAAAGAATATGAGACCGATGATTATCGGGCCATAGTCAGTGGATATAAGCCCAGTCTTGATTTCATGGAGGTGTACAGAGACAAGGAGATTATAACTCTTCCGCCTTTACAGAAAAAGAAACGCTGGGGATTAGGTTTGCAAACTGGATATGGTTATCCGGGTGGTTGGTATGTTGGTGGAGGAGTTAGTTATAACTTATTTATGTGGTAAAATGTGGAAATTTTAGGTCTTTCATTTGCTTTTTGCAAATAGAAATACGACCTTTGCAATTGAAAATTAATATTAGAAACAATGTAGAATCAAATAAGAAACACCTATAAAATAGGATATATAATAATATTTGAACCCAGAATATGACATAAAAGTTGTATTCTGGGTTCAGGTGTTAAAATAGTATTCATTTTATTGACTAATTTATTATTGGATTCTATAATTTAAAATTAAAAAAATGAACAAGTTTTTTTATGGAGCCGGTGTCCTTTTTAGTACAGCCTTATTGATTGAAAGTGTCTATGTATTATTTAATGAACCTAAAAAAGGAGATCCTAATGTGCGTGCTTGTAAGACTGGGAATGGTAAACCCAAAGAAAAAATCGATAGTAAGGAAGAAGCTAATGCAGAGGCGCTTCGACTAACAAAGTATGGACACTTGCGTAAACCTTACAAGTGTCAGTTTTGCGGTAAATATCACACTGGACATAGGGTAAGCAAAACTAATATCTGTTTATGTGCTCTATATGGGATTGGTAGTTGTTTATCCACTATTGCACATATCAATGAATGACTCTAAGTGAAAATGACATAGACGACTATTTAAAGAACGGATAATAGAGAAGGCAGCCGAGTAGACTGCCTTTGTGTAATCCTTCCCATCAACAACACACGAATCAACAAACTCTCAAGAAGGGTTACATAAGATAGTACTAATATATAAGTGAAAAGTTCGATCGTGGATATAAAAAAAGTGAGGGGAACCACCCCCTCACCAAAGTCAAACCAAAATAATCCGAATTATGTCCGTATTATCTTGATGTTGCAAAGATACTACTATTTTCTGATAAAGCAATAAAAATCCCTGCATCGGCTCAAATGCAGGGATGGTGTCAAATAAGAGCTTAACTGATTTTTAATGATGTCTGATGAATCATTTCGCTAACATCGTTCAAAGCGTTCAGGAACGTTTTGAGTTCATTGTCAGTAAAGCGAGCCTTTTTCCCGTTGACTATATTTCCGTTAATACGCTGATATAGCCAGTTTCTACTTTTACCAAAATATTTCTTTGCAATATAACTGAATGAGATTGCTTCGGGCAATTCTCCAAGTTTATCACGTAATATGGCTTCTTCCGCTCTTTCTATATAATCATTGCAGGCATTTACCGTTGCTTTTAGCCCAGCTTCAGATGCTTTTTTGTAGGCTTCCTTTTGGGCTTTCGGTAGTTTATTATATTTATCCTGCATTTCCTTTTTGAAAGCTTCTTTTTCTTCTGTGTTTTTTAGTTCTTTGAATCTTTCAAAGTCAGCCTGCATTTCTTTTGTTGGCAGGCAATCATTCCAATCTATCATAGCTTTTAATGTTTGTCCCTCCCCGAAGGGAGGGATGTTAATTACAACTTTTTTAATTTCTCTTGGATTTCGTTCATCCGGTCGAGTATGTCATTTATAAGCGCTTCCCGTTCTTTGGCATTTTCAGGAACCCCATAGACCTCGTGAAATGAAGCGAGAAGTTTTAAATTCTCATACTCTTGTTCTAATTCTTTTTTTTCTTCATCTTTCATCAGTTAAACATTAAAATTAAGAACTCTTATTTGACACTACAAAGATAATAAGCATTTGGTTATTATGCAAATTCTTAGTGATTTATTTTATATGTGATTATTCATTTTTCAAGTTGTCAAGTATTTCCCTGATTGCTTTATCAGCGTGTTTTCTCATTATTGTGACATAGTTGAAGATTGGTCTATCTTCTTTCATTGATTGCCCGATACAGTATTCCAGTGTACTAAGAGGAATTCCCAGGTCATATCCATGTTGGACGAAAGATTTGCGGGCTGAATATAGGGTGAATTTATGCCTGATTCCTGCCACCTTGCCTAATTGACTGATTTTCCTGGCCAGCAGGTTATAGCAGGAGGTATAGTTCTTGTATTTCCCGAATATGATTTTTCCTGTATTCTTTTTCATATACTTTTTTATAATGGGCTTTGCTTCTTCGGGAATGGAAAAGGAAATCAGGGAGTCCCCCTCTTTGGTGTTTTTGGTCTTTTTTCGGATGTAGTTTATTTCATCCGTCCGGAAATCGTATGCTAGTATGTCTACTAGGTTCATGCCGGCAAGATAATAAGTAAGCATGAAAATGTCCCGTGTGACGTTGAGATTGTAATGCTCTAAATTGGCGTCCCTGATTGTCTTGAGTTCTTCGACGGTGATTTGCGTTTCCCTCTTTTGGGCTGATGGAATTCTGGCTGTGATGAAAGGGTCGATATCGTAGGTGACGTATCTCATCTTTATAGCATAGTTAATGATAACCTTTAGCAGGGTTATGTAGATGTTGATTGTGGTGCTTGACAGCTTTGTCTTTTTGAGCCATGATATGTACTGGTTCATTCTGATAGGGGTAATATGTTCCATGAGAGAACCGTTCCCGATGAATTGCATAAACTTGTTTGTGGCCAGCCGATAGAGCTTGTATGTCTTGGTACGTTCTTCTTCATCTATTTGGGACAGATATTCATCCACGATATCCTCGAACTTACGATGCTTTTCTCCGTTTAACGGGTTAGTTATCATTTTGACTAATTGCGTGCACGTGAGCGAATCAGGGTAGTCCAGTTCCATGTATCGCTTGAAATAAAGGTTGTATAGCTGTTGTAATTTTGTATTGAGAAAATCCTTGTCTGGACGGTGTACTATTTTACCGTTCTTAAACTCGTTTTCCCTTACCACTATATCCGTGGTGATGAATCTCGTTTCAGAGTTGTGTGCGACTCGAATTCTTATTTTGTGTGTCCCGTCTGATAACCTTTTTGCGGGAACTATTACCAATGTTAATGTAGCCATAATTTGTGTTTTTAGGGTAAAAATGGCGTTTTCGACCATTATTTTTTTAACATCCTATTGTAATTTACTTATAATCAGATTCTAATCCGGGAATTTTCCGACCATAATCCGACCATTTTATAGCGTCAAAAGTGACGTTTTTGCTCTCTATTATAGACTACTAATTGATAGGAAAAATAGTTCGATTGTGCTTTTAATATTCTGTATATTAATAAAATAAAAATCGGAAGCTCATGCTCGCTCGCAGGCTTCCGATCAACACAAAAACTAAACTAGACTTAACTA